AAACATAAATACTAAAGATATGTATGGCAATTCTTCTCGTAAACATGTCTGAGAAATGGAAACCAAACGTTCTGTATCTGCAATCCAATCCATTTATGATTCTATAGAAAGAAACCATGCAAAAATAACGCGACCCGAAAAAAAACTAATGAATACAGAAAAGAATATAAACAACGGAGGTATGTATATTATGTCTCAATACTGCATATAAACTATGATTACAAAACATAAACAAGTCCGGACAAAATACTTGAGACAGCAAAGGGAGAACGCGACGTTTTCCTACTGGGAAAAAGCCGCCCGGGGAAAATTGATTTTTATCTGATAAAATTGATTTTATCAAATATAATACGAGATAATAAAATGAACATTTGTATTCCCAAAATGGATTCGCGTGTCTCTGAAAATAAAATACGGAAAGGAATTGAAAACACACAAATCGGACATGTAATTCGATACACAGAAATACCATACGACGAGTCAAATAAACGTGTATTGATGTCTTTTGAATGGAATAAAGAACACGAACAATACAATCAGTTGAGAGAAAGATTGAACAAAGGAGATAATATCAAAATCGTGAACGACACGTGTATATGGCATGTATATATTCACAAAGAATGGAGCAGAGGAACCAAAGTATTATAAAATTGAAATGACTGACTTTTTGGTCAAAAAGAACCAAACAAACATGATTCGCGACGAGTGGTTCCGAGAAGAAAACAAAGCAACGGCGCATGAATGCAAGACGTATCGTTCTTCTCAAAAAGCACATCTATTCACAACGCGGTTCAATGACCAAACGTATTTGCAAAATCGCCGGTTTTGCGCGAAATTCAATAAGAAGAGTTTATATTGCAATCCACATGCGTTGCCTCCGACTATACCACAAGACAGCATCGTGTATGTCATTGAAATGAACAATACCAAAGATAAGATAGAAGGTATAGGGAAAATCAAAAACAGACTGAAGTATAGTGTTTATAATGTATATGAAGAGGAGTTTTATAATCAAAATCATTTTGAAGGAGAAGAACGCGTTGACGCAGAAGAATTTGACGAGACGGAAAGACAGTTTATTCATTCTTTAGAACGGCTGTGTTTCCAAGGAAGAGGGCATTTAAAAAGAGGACATCGGATGTTATCGTTTCCACAAGCAAAAATTGGAACATGTATGAAAAACGGGTTGGATATAATCGGCGTGATAGAGAAAATGTTTCATCGGAAAAAAAAGAACTTATAGCATATATATAGTTATCAATATGGTTGTAGGAGATAAATTTGATATTTCCACGTATACAAACGATGAGTTATTAGAAATCGTCGGATCGCGCGATCCGCAGGAGATAGAGGCGATTTTAATAGAAAAGATGAAGAGCTATATGTATTCCAGGTTGCCGGATGATATTAAAATGTTTACGTTTTTGAAAAATATATATACGCACTTTTTTGACGCATACGAAGAAACAGATGTGCAAACGGATGATTTCGCGGTTACACTTAGAGAATTAGAAAAAGCAGATTTTGAACCGATAAAAAAAGAAAAAGAAATTCAAAAAATTCCCGAAAATGTATATGATGTGAGTAACTATACGATAACAGACTTATTGCGTATATTGGACCTCTCCGAAGGTGCCACGGAACGAGAGAAAGAAGCAAAACTAATCCAATACTTGCAACTCTACAAAAATGTACAAACCGAGCAAGGGAAAAAAATGTTTACCTTTTATAGCGATCTATATCTTAAATTTTTTAATGTTTCGCCGAATCTTCCGGAATCCAGTACTACTACAGAAGATGATGTTCTTTTTCGAAACCAGACGAATGTGTCAAATGCAAATACAGGGTCAAATGCAAATACAGGGTCAAATGCAAATACAGGGTCAAATGCAAATACAGGGTCAAATGCAAATGCAAATGCAAATACAGGAGATGGAAATGTTAATTATACGCAAACGCTGGATTATACAAAGGGTAAGATCAATCCGATTTTAAAAGAAACCTATAAACGTATTATTAGTATCGATAGTCAATACAGAGACGCAGAATATGCATCTGCCACGGATTTTACTCTCAACTTAACAGAAACCCTGAAAGACGTCGTGTCAATTAAACTATATGCGGTACAAATCCCGGTAACATGGTATACTATAAGTAACGCATATGGATCAAATTATTTTTATTTGAAACCGATAAATGCGGAATCAACCCTCGGGATATACAATAACAGCGCGCACGAATACCGGGTAGAGATAAATCCAGGAAATTATACACAAACCACGTTAACCGCTCAAATTCAGAAAAAATTTCAAGAACTCGGAACTATATATAAGGATGTGAGTTTCGGGTCGACGTCTTTCAAATATGATCCAAGCGATGCGAAATCAACTCTCACGATTGACATTCAAAAAGTATACAACGAATCTTACTACGATATGATTATCGGACCGACGATTAAATCTTTGTTGAAAGTAGACGATGTGCCAATAAATACGTTTTATTCTCGGAGATTCGATACACCCGACAGCTTTCTATACAAAGTTGATAACAATAACAACACATTGGTTATAGAACATTATATTGGCGACGCGATCTTGAAAAATATACATATATCGTTGGATATAAGCAATAGTATAACCATTGAGAGTATCGTATATGATCTTAATCAAAAGCTAAAAAATAATATACACTTACATACCAGCAGTAGCGTAGAAATAGAAGTAAATAGGTTTAAATGGAACATACGTTTGAATCGGTATGAAACACAAAATATCGCGGGTTCCAAAATAAGACTCACCTTTCCGGACCCAAATGAGGATCCAAACAATATTACCCAAACCGACAGGAAAGTTCTATGGCAGAGCGGATTCAAATTCACGTCACCATCGCCGATTGAGCTGACGAAATATACTTCGTATGAGAATGTTTCTACAGAATATGCTACCATAAATAATGAGGCGATTATCTTTCGTCCAAAAGTAGATGTTTCCGGCGGGGTTTATATAGAAAATAGCACAGCGAATGATATAATCATTGACATCACACCTGGAAATTACAATGCATCCAGTTTAGTAGAACATATCAATATGAAAATCGGACTTGATCCTCAGTTAGCAGGAACCACGTTTTCCATGAATAATTCAGCAGTCGTCACTATACAACTCAACATTAATAAAGTATATACGACCAAAGATTATCGTATTGTTTTCTACGATATCTATAGTTTTGCCAAATGTACAAAAGCGTCGAGCAGTTACAGAAATGCAACCGCAGATACAACATTGGGATACATTTTGGGCTTCCAGGATTTAGTTGAATACAATCTCATATTTTCAAATTTCTCTTCGGAGACTGGTATGTTTCTAAGACCCGACGGATTACAAACAAGTAATGTTTATACAATAAACGACGCGCCGTCTTCCGACGGTAACGTTTTGAATACAATTGTTACATTAAAAGGAGACGCAGTCCTGAGTATTTATTTGTATAATTATTTCATGATTATATTGGACGACTTTAACCAAAATCATCTGAACGACGGATTGGTTACGGTGTCGAAACGAGACACAAGTGTGACATTACCAAGTTATGCAAATCGGAAAAACTACAGAGCATGTGATGTTAATACTGGAACAACGTCATCCTCAATATCAGTACGATCTGGATTGACAGAAAAACAAGTGTATTCGGTTGAACAAATTATCGAGGCTCAAAATAAAAGCCGCGATGTATTCAATGCCGGTCCGTTCATTAAAGATATGTTTGCCCTTTTACCGATCAAAGCCTCGGGAGTTGAACCGGGAACTATATATGTTGAGTTCGGTGGTACGTTGCAGCAACAAGAACGAGTATACTTTGGACCGGTCAATATCAACCGATTAATGGTACAGTTGATTAATGATAAAGGGGACGTAGTGGATTTGAACGGAGCCAATTGGTCATTTCAATTGGTTTGTGAACAGTTGTATCAAAAAGGAGGAGAGCTCATTTAAATATACACGGAGTATATACAAACATGTCTCAAAGTGATTATATACAACGTAAAAAAATAGCGCGAGTATTAAAAAAGCAAAAGGATTTAGAAAGTGTCTTGTCAGCAAACGTTTATACGAATTTCAAAACATTCATAATGAACGGGGAATCCAACAAAGAATGCGAAACCTTCAAGTTTTGTAAAGATACACACTTGAGAGAAAATCGGGTGATCACCATGACCGACATAATGGGTAAAAGAGGATATACGAGACATCATGGATATAATGAGTATATAGTCAATCAGAAAGTGAATAATTTGATAATGCCGTGCAAAATGTTCGAAGAATGTGACGAGTTTTTATATTTACGAAACAGTATGGATAAAACTCAAAGAACAAAATATATCATGCTTTTGTCATAATAAAAATATAATTGTATTGTATAATATAATTATGTTTAAGATGAATCATTTAGAAAAGCGGTATGTGCAAGTTGGCCCGACTGGTCCAAGCGGAGAGAAAGGACCTGTTGGACATACAGGACATATTGGCTACCGAGGACATACTGGTTATAAAGGTCATACCGGTTGTACTGGACCAACAGGGGTATCTGGAAAAGATGGAAATAAGGGTGATATTGGCCCAAAAGGGAATGACGGGGCGGGAATGTTTAATTTCGTGAGCTCATATCCTGACATAGAATTTCCCGCAAGCAATTCAATCCTGAAGACGAATAACAATTACATACCGTCTATAGTAACGACCGTTGAAAAGTATCGTGTGTTGGTTTTCACATTTGAGGCTCCTGTGAATGCATCCAATACAATAATTGGATTGAATCGGATGAACCCAAGTTTGTTTTGCCATAGTGTCCAGTTTCTCTCAAAAACAATGAATATAATATTGAATGGAAACGACACAGTTTATGAAAAACAACTGAATAATCTTACCTATAGTTCAGGCGATATGTTTTCATTTATAGTTGAAGAGACTAAACTCACCGTGACAAATAATGGTATTGTTTTATACGAAGGTAAAAACTACTATCCGACTGACTTTTTCAAGGCAGCATTTCGTATAAGTACAGTCGGTCAGCTCATAAAAAACATTTCATTTGGTTACGTGTCAATGGGTCTGACTGGACCGAGCGGGGTTGCACAGACTGGCACCATGGTTTATTATGTTGGAAGTGATAATCCATCGGGTTGGTTACGGTGTGATGGCAGATCTATTGCTGAATATACCAGTCTTTGTTCACTTCTGCAAGCGACTACATTACCCAATATGCCACAGATAAAAGATATTAGTAACAATTCGGTGGTTGGTAGTTACATCATGAAATATTAATAAAACGCTTCAGCAAACTAACTTCTTTCTTCAGGTCTTGTATTTCTTTCACCAATACCGGAATGAGTTCTGCATAGTTGACACTTTGCATCTCTGTACCGTCTTTTTCCCCCAGAACTGCCGTTGGGAAATGTTCTTGAAGCTCATGAGCTATGAATCCCATATGTGATTCGCCCGAGTGTTTGAAATTATATGTGACTGGACGTAAGTTATCAACTGTATAATAACTTCCGCTGATTGTATGAACGTCATATTTTAACCGATAATCAGACGAAGCTAAGAAGGAGGCCGCAGTCACGGATCCTGATTCAAGATATACACTACCAGATTCAAGATTTAAATCACCAAATGAAAGATCTACATGGCCATAAGTCATAATTAAATTACCATATTCAAGATTTATATCACCAGATTCAAGATTTATATCACCAGAATCCATCATAATGTCATTTGTTGTCATGATGATATCACCAGACACGGTACTACTGGTACTACTTTGATAGCCTTGTTTCAAGATTAGCTGGAATTGCGATAAAGTGTAAACGTCACTACCAATTTTTATATTCCCACATAATTCCGTTTCGCCCTCTACTTTCAAATCCAAAGTTGATAAATGCAAACATTCAATAAAGCCTCCTTCAACGGATGTTGAAACGGTGTAGAGCGTTGGACTTATTATTTCTCCCGATGATATATCAACAAGTCCTTTAACCGTATCATACGAATACTTTGCCCAGAACTCATCCCCAGCTAAGCTTGTTCCGTCTTTTGGATCTTTGATAACTGCAAAACTTGCGGTCTTTGTTCTATCAAAAAACAAATTACTAACGGTTTCTCCAATACACTTTATTTTATGAATGGCAGTGACTTTTCCAGAATTATAATCGGTTGGATTGCGATAAAGACGAGTGGAAGAAACATAATCATATCCTTGGGGTGCTGGTACTCCAATCATATTTAATGAGGTTAATACATTTAAATTCGTGGTCTCTAAATTGGAGGCGACTATCGTGGAGAATGTATTTGTTTTTGTAAATTTATTTTCAGAGTTTGCATTCACGTCGCTACCGTTTTTAATATTGTCTATTTGGGATTGAACGTCAGAAGTTACACCCAGTAAAGAGTTCATTATTTCCGGTGTAATTTTCTTATTAGATCCATTCCACATAAATTTTAAGTTGCCGGCACTAAGATCAATATTTTTATTGCAATATAAATCGTTGTTTAATGTAAGTTCTTGGTTAAATGTGCATTTGTTAGAAATGAGCGCAGTGGATCCGCTCAAAACGACATCTCCTTTTAAAGTTGTTTTCCCAACTACGTTTAAACTGTCTCCAACATGAATGTTTCCATACGTAGACAGGTCCAACACTTTTGCTGTATTCGCGACATATAAGTTGTTGCCCAATGACACATCCGCGGCCACAGAAATAGAATTGCGGAATATGGAGTATCCGTTTGAAAGAAGAGTACCATCCATTTCAACGTTTTTCCTGACATACAACTGATTCACGGTGGTATTTCCTGTAATATCCAAGTTACCAGAAATATACGCGTCCTTGTTTACATATACATTTCCATGAGTGATAGTAAGATCTCTGTACACTGTCAAATTATTTCCAATAAACATATTGTTGTTTACGGAAACGTCTGTCAACAGGGAATTGTTCGTCACATATATATTACCTCCAACCAATTCATTTAAATTCGCAACTCCCTTGACTTCTACATTTCCATTTATAGTGGCGTCTTTTTTAATCAATATGTTGCCTTTGTTTTCTATCGTCAAATCTCCATACATAGTCAAACTATTTCCAATAATAATGGAATTGTTAACGGAAACGTCTGTCACAATAGCAGTCTGTGTAACCATCAAGTTTCCTCCTCCTGATACTAATACATTTTTTGTAAATACTGCGTTATTATTATAGGTAGATAATGCATTCACCGTAAGGTTTCCGGAAATATCAATGTTTCCGCGAACCGTTGTTGTGCCCCATGTATTGATATTATATAGATTTGTATTGCCTGCAAAAGACACATCTTTGTAAAAAACTGCATTGCTCAATGCCGCAAAAATTCCATTCACTGATATATCGGTACAGAAGGTGTCTCCATAAAAGAGAGTAGCACCATCGTATATGTTTTTTTCCTTGAAACGGTTTTCACTGTCAACTGTCACTGCTTTTCCGATTACTGAGCCTTGAATAGCCAATATCTTTTCAGCAACATCACAATACCCATAAAATTTGTCGGTATTGTTACTATCGTACTCTCCAAAATACAATTCCATACTTCTTCCACTATACGCACCATTTGTGGAAATATCGTTCATTACGTGTAAGTTTGTTTGAACGGTGATATTATCCGCAATAAGATTTCCCATGGTCATTGTACCCGTAAGGTTCCCATGAATAACCGAATTGTCAGATAAATATATATCTTTGTTCAAAATCAAGTTTCCGATATAAATATTCCCGACATCCGCTTGTGGCACATAAAGATTTCCATTTATAGATATGTCATTGGTTACATAAACATCTTTGGAAAAAAACGCCACGTTTCCCCGAATAACCGATGTATCTGATAAATTAAGGTCTTTGCTCAAAAGTATATTCCCGAAATTCGCTCTTGGCGCATACAGATTTCCATTTAAAGACACGTCATTGGTTACAAATACATTTTTGGAAAATGACGCCAAATTTCCTCTTAAAATAGATTCATCAGATAAATAAATGTCTTTACTCAAATACAAATTTTCACTATACGTATTATCCATGTTCATATTTCCTATAAAAGAAACTCCGTCTGATAAAATAATATCATGTAACAAATACAGGTTTCCTATGGTTGCTTCGCCGATTCTTCCACGTGTTGCAAAAATGTTTCCATTGATGGTTATGGCGTTTCCAACAAATACGTCCTTATCGCACGAAATCAGATTATCCACATAGATATTTTTCACGCCGGTTAAAGAATTGCTTACATCAATGATATCAGCATGATGACCCGATACAATATCATAGTTATCATTATAATCAGTCTCAGTATCTGTGACGTGCTTCAAAACAAGAAGACCACTTGTATGTGAATTTTTCATTTTACTTAAATCCATAGAAACCACATTTGGATTTCCAACTGTGCGAATGCTAAGTTTATTACTGCAAACGTCGCTAATTTTAACAAACCCATGGTTATATAAGGAACCCCAAAAAGTACCATTTCCGTTGTCGAAAATATAATTATTATAAATATAAAAGCCAGCTCCTTTTAGGTCATTGTCTGATAATTCATTACTATTGTAATTCACATAAAAGCGCGTTTGGTCTGTTCCCGACAAATCCGTTAGCCGACCACTCACATCCAAAGCATTTCCGCCGCCGGATCCCCCTCCTAAATTTATAATACTACCGATTAAGTTTGTACTGCCGTCGACATAGAGATTTCCTCCGATGACTATATCGCTATTCAAAAAGAGCTTTTTTTCTGTGGACCCGTCAGTATATGGATCGGTGTTACTGTTATATGTACGAATAATGGCGTCCGTCTTATTCAAGTCATCAAAGAAAAGACCAAACTTACTCCCAATATATAAATTTCCGTTTTGTTTTGTATCATCGCCGATTGTCAAACCCTTTCTGACCACACCGTGAGACATAGTTGCATTTCCGGTTATACTCATGTCACCAGTAATAGAAAAACTTCCACCAGCCGACACATTGCCTCCTATCGTAAGGTTTCTTCCCATACTAACATCTTTTGCCACCGATAAACTGTCGCCTATAGTCGCATTTTTCAGAATACCGATATTTCCGCGAACAGTTGAATTTCCTCCAACAAAATGAGTTCCACTAAAAGATACGTCTCGGTTGAATGAGATGAGATCTTTTGAAAGATTATATTCTATAGAAACCGTATTTCCGCCCATAACAAATGATAAGGAAGCCGCCGACTTTCCCAACGCGATGTTCGTTTGGTTTTTATCGCCAGTTTGCAACAATGTACTATGTACGTCTGAAAGAGAAGAATATACGTTCATCATTTTAGACGAATTACTACCGCTCATATCAAGCAATGAGACTGGATCATCAACATTTATTCCGAGTCCATTTCGAGAACTCGTGATTACATTAGTATCACTCGTCTGATCTCCTATAAAAATCGCTTGTTTCACATACATGTCTTTTTCAATAATGGCACTTTCCCCGACACTTACATTTGCATTGAGAGAGCAATCTCTGCTCACAAAAAACTCACCTAAAATCTTAAATGAACCTTTGTAGGCTTCTCTCATGGTGAAATCATCGGTAGAGATAGAATTTACATTAAAACTTTTCGTGGCGTCAAATTGTTTAATACCTCCAAATTTCTTCCAAGACATTATATTTATATAGTATCTGTATTTAAATATGCAGTTGTATTCCTAAAATTCTAAACCTCTCGTTTGTTTACTGTTCTTCTTTTTTTCCCCACAACGGAAACTGCTCGTTTTGTTTTATTGAGACATTTGGATTTTATAAAGTGGATGATGTGTTTCTCTTCTTTCAAAATCGCGTGCAAAACATGTTGATAAAACGGACGGAACTCTCTCGTTCTTTTCTTCGCAGAAGAAACATCAAACCACTGAATTTCTATTTTCTCAAATAATTTGGATTTATTCAGGATGTTTTGGTCCATACGCTCCCAGAGAAACGTATGATTTAAATTGTAATAAGTGACGAGGTTAGGGTCGTAAGGTACATAAAAAAGATGGACGTGATAATCTTTAAAAGACACTTTGAAATGACCCCCGTTGCGTTTGATAAGTTTTCGGAGATGTTTACCGTCTCCTAAAAATCCCGTCAATTCTTCTCCACCTTCTCTCATCGCGGTTTCGTAAATAGATTCGCCTTTCTCGACCCCGCCCCCGAAATCCGAAAACCCTTTTGCTCCATTTTCCTTTGGGTTTTCTTTCCCAAACAAAAATAATAGTTTCCCGTTGTAGATCGTAACCGGCAAAACACTTGATCCGGTCATATATACTTAACCATGAAAATGATATTATTTGGAGGTTCACTAAACTATAAAAAATAGATAAAATAGATATAGAAAACCTCGGTATTGACCAACGTTTCTGAAGTTCAGAGAATCAATGATGCGTTCGGTCATTAGATCGGATACTCTTTTTCTCCAAAAGGATCCCTATAGAAATGAATTCTGGAGAATTCTGAACTTCTGATTTTTTATTTTACCTTTATGTGTTTTATTTTTTCTCCCCCCCCCTTGTTTTTCAAAGAAATCATCCATCATGACGCAAAAAAGACTTCACGACCAACCCATTGTAATA